TGGTGTGGTGTATGGTTGTGCCATAGAAATTATCCTATTTGTTTTCTTGAGTCTGAATGAACTTTAGCAGCAGTAGCCCCTTTAAATCGTGCTGTTGGAAGGAATGTTGCTATCTCCCATAGATCAGCTGGTAAGAACTTTATCTCCGATTCAACCTTATGGATAAGATAATGTTTGAAACACGGTTTAAACGCACCAAATTTAGCAGATCCTTTTAAAAAGTTATATGATGCGTTGAATCTAGAGGATTCATTAAATTTTTTATTATTTGTTATAGTCAATAATTGATCTAGGAACTTAGCTCTAAGTGGAATGGGCAAATAATGTAAATTCATACCATAGAATCCTTTTGCTGCTGGCCCAACCATAATAATCAATGGAAACCTGTCATAGTATGGTAATGTATCTTTATGTTTAGGGTCATAATAATAAGCATACATTCTTCCGGGCGCAGGGCGTGTTCTTTTCTTAAGATTTGGATCATTTAAAACATCAGCAGATTTTACACGCATATCTCTAATTTTATCACGAAACCAATCTCTTGACTGTTTAGTTTGCGCTGGTATACGTTTCTTGTATGCTGCTGCTTGTAATTTATCGAACAATGATTCTGCCATAATACTATTTATGTTTATTTAATACCTAAATCGGTTTCATCTAATACACGGAATGTATATCCGTATCGTTTACACCAGAGTTCTGCCGCTTCCCATTTTGCCTGATTGACAATATAAGTTCTTACTTCTTTCAAATAACGAACTTGATTCTTACTCTTTCTAGGTGGTTTTCTTTCTTTCCTTGGTTTGACCTCTATTACATATCTTATTACATTACCAGTTGCATCCTTTATCTTAGCGTAGAAGTCAGTAAAATATCTATGAAACTTGCCATCGAGTGGTGACTTATACGGAATGATAATCTCTTCAGAGTTCCATTCAAGTACCGAGTCTGTAACATCTAGATACCTCATCATCTTTAGTTCCCAAGAACTCCTATATTGTATATTATCCCTAGAACCTTTATACTTTCTTGGATTAATAAGTCGGTAACGCCCTTTATAATATTTCATCATTGTATTATTTATATAAATAATAGTATCTATAAAATAGGGGAATACTATGGTTGGCGCAGCTTCTTCATCTGCTGAAATGAGGTATCCGAGCGATATGATGATTGACACTGTCGAACCTTGGATACGTTATGAAGTGTTTAAATTTACACCGAAAAAGGGAAATTCTAAGGGCGGTTCTGGATTCCAAAATAAACCTGTTGTCGGGGATATATTATATACGATAGCACTTCCATTTGATCAACAATTGGGAATTACTAATTCCCAAAAATGGAATCCTAGTGGGGAACTGGCATCTGCTGCTGAAATTGGGTTGTCTGGGGATATTTTTGGCATTGGGCGTAGTTGGGCTTCAAGTTTGCAAGCTGGAGCAGCTAGAATGGGTGGTAGTGGTTCTATTACAGGCGAAGCATTAACTGATAAAGTATCACTTCAATATGAGGGCCCAGAACAAAGAACTTTTACATTAACTCATACAATGATCCCTAAGAGTGAAGATGAAGAATACCAGATTCAAAAGATTTTACATACATTTAGACATTCTGCAGCACCAGAATTCAAAAAAGACATAGGCACTGCTACATCATATGGATTCCCAAATCTCTTTAGAATTAAGTGGATGTTAGGATCAAAACCTAACAATAACATACCACAGTACGATATATCATATATTACTTCAGTTGATATAAAATATGGCGATGATAACTTTTCAAGATTTAAATCTGGAGCTCCTACAATTTATGAAATGACACTCTCATTTACAGAAATGGAGTTCATCAATAAAGACCATATAGCATTTAACAACTTATAATAAAAGGATATATATGTATTTTTCATTACATCCAACTACTACCTATGACAATAAGACTGTTATAGATATTTTCAGACGAGTTATACCTAAACTTAGTGTTCTCACTAATATTGCAGTATTCTCAAAATATGATATTGAAAACGGCGACTCACCAGAGAATTTGGCACATAAACTATACGGTGACTCCGAACTTCATTGGGTATTACTGATTGCTAACAATATTATTAATGTCAATAAAGACTGGCCATTAGCACCACAAGATTTTAATATATATGTATTAAAGAAATATCCAATATATGATGCTATACATCATTATGAAGATGGTGATGGTGATGTGGTTGATGGCCCAACCAACTATCCTATAACAAACTATACAGTTGAAGAAAGAATTAATAATAAAAAGTCTAGTATATTGATCATAGATCCTTTTTATGTTGCTGGGTTTGTTAAAGAATTTCGTAAATTAATTAAATAGGGATACCTTGTGGCTGCATTAACATTACTACAAGATTTATTAAATAATGTCGAACTGACAGAACCTTGTCAAGTTAACATTAAAGAAATAAAGATGACTACTCGCTTCAAAACTATAGATTTAAAAGGTATGATGGTTGAGTTAAATATCTACGAATCTGTCTTCAATTCATTCATAACTGCGGATTTGACATTAGAAGATACTAAGAATGTATTAGTTGAAGAAGAATTACTAGGAACGGAGCCGGTATCTATAATATTTGAAACTTTAGGATCTAAGTTTCCAGTAGATGTAAAGATGATTCTTGCTAAAGTAAAGATAAAAGAACCTATACAGGAAAGATCTTTTAAATATGTATTATCTTTGGTTTCGCCAGAATCATTGAATGATATTAGGACTAAAATATCAGAGTCTTTTACTGGCAATTATTCTGATATAGTTAAGAATATATTTGAAAATCACTTATCAAGTGATAGAAATCTTTGGTTAGAAGAAACTAAGAACTTCAATAGATTGATAATTCCTAATAAATCTCCTGTACAAGCAATAAATATGTTGGCTTCCTTTTCCACATCAAAAAAAGAGGGTAATGCATCTTTTCTATTTTTTCAAACAACAAAATCTTATCATTTTAGATCATTTGCTGATATGATATGGTATAACAATATATCACCACAAGAGATAGAATTTAATGTACAAAAAGAACAACTCAGTCCTACGTCATCGTCAAATTCTGATAAAATGCTCAGAGCAATTGAGTTTAAAGTAGAAACTGATGTTGATGTGATTAGACACACCGCATTAGGAACTTATGGTTCAACCCTAATATCACATAATATACATGCTAAAGCATATGACATATCAACTTGGAATTATCATGAAACATTTGAGTTAGAATCTAATACATATATTTCAAAAATAGAAGAATTTCCAATCACACCAGATGGCCCTATTGATGAAGATAAGAACAACATATCATCATTTTATGATTCTGAAATAAATATGATTTCTACTTCAAGAGAGAAACAGTATACTTCAGATCCATATAAAGGTACATTTCAACCATTGGATTATTCTGGTACGGTTCTTCAAAGAAAATCAGAATTAGCATCATCTACTATGTTAAGAGCTAATCTAATTATATCTGGTATGTCTGGCATACAAGCAGGTGATATAATTGAAATGAATATCAATCAAGCAGACTCCGTTTCTGGTATTGACGATTCAAAAGAACAGAAACAAGATATAAAACTTTCTGGTAAATGGTTAGTCGAGTCTGTGGCACATAATATAACAGGATTGAAATATTTTTGTACTTTGAAAATATCTAGGGATTCTACATTTGAAGAAAGAACTCCATTCTCCGATTTAAATTATCCAGCTAAATCAGTTGAAATTATAATTGCGGAAGCATCTGGCATATCTAATAGACAATAAAAAAGGGGCCGTAGCCCCTTTCTCATGTATCAAAGTTGAACTTTCGTTTAACCAAAAATATCAGAGAAACCGAAGTTTCCTGAATTGTCTATTGTGAAATAGTTATATTTCCAAGTCACATCAAACGTTTCAACTGCATCATTTGTTTCCCAATCCAACTCAATCGAAGCTACTTCAGATGGCCATAGACCATGAAAAGTATAAGCACGTATTTTTTTACCAGTACGATCTAACTGATAAACTGTAGCACTTGATTGATATGATGTCGGTAATTCATGATTTTGTCCAGATCTTCCTAGTTGATCTGGCAATTGTGCCCAAATCTCTATAGAATTTCTAATATTAAAATCTGCATCATTGTAGATTGTAGTAGTCCAGTCTTCAAAAGTTCTATCGCCTGCAAGATTTAACTTACGACCACGGTACATAACTTCTGCTACACCAACACTTGTCGCAGGTAATGAAGTTGCTTTACATAAATATCTGAATTCTTCTTGAACACCAGATGATTGAGTTCCAGCAGGAAAGTTCATAACCACTTCAAACTGATTGGATCTAGCACCACCACCAGTTAAGTTTGCTTTAAAGTTGTCTATTAAAATTGCCATGATTCTATGCTCCTACTTCTGAGAAAGACACACCAGTACGGGTGGCCACAAAAGTTAATGTGATGAAGTTAATAGAACGAGCTGGTTTAATATAGATGTCAGCACGAAATTCATTACGATCAATAACATCACCAGTATTATTTGATGTGTCACAAACCACTTTGAAATCGGTAATACCTCTACGACCTTGAACATCTCTCAAGAAAGGTGCCGTCATTGCAACAAAGTTAGAACGAGTGATTTCATCATTCAGTTCAAACAATTGTGCTCTTGATGCGATAGAAATAGCTTTCTCAAGTACCATGAACAATCTACGAACATTAATACGATCAAAGGCAGATGCTTTAGTCTGCGCAGTTTTATCCCCCCATAGTACTGTTCCCATGCCGGGAAATGTTACTACTGGATTAATACGAGCTTTATATAAAGTATCTCTTTGAGTTTTAGTTGGATTGTATGCTAATTTAATAACGGACTTGATTGATCCACGACTCATACCAGCTGGTGAGAACCAAGGATCCGCAACATCATCTGTTTGAGCACAAAGACCTGCCATGTCACCATTTAAAGGAACCCATATAAACTGGTCGTTATATGTGTCATACTGGTATTTCCAACCAGAATCAAATACAGTATAACTTGATGTATTAATTAAATCAAAATACGTCTTAATGCTTGTTGTTTGTGTGGCAGAGTTAGCGACACCAACAACATCACCCTTCAATGGTGAAATGAATGCAAGACAATCTTTACGATCATCAGCAACGTTCATTACGTTGGTTACATCAACTGCGGTCGCATCACCAGACATTAATAAATTAAGATCAACTGTATCAGCATCATTGAATGCATCTAATGCTTCTTTTCTATCACCTGTTGTAACAGTACCGTCAACACCATTCGCTAATGATAATGAGTAAGCTGCTTCTGAGTTATCATATGCAGCACCCGTAATAGCAGTACCCCAATTAGTTCCACTTGTTGCTGTAGGGTGATCCATCCAGTAAACATACTTAGATGAACGGAATAGAACATCTTTATAGTACATTCCTTCGCCAGTAACAGACTTAACATCATAAGATTTTGATGCAATGAATGTTTCTAGTATAGTTCCAGCGACACCAGTAATGCCACCATCTTCATCAGATACAACGATATACACTTCATCGTCTGCTCCACCAAGATCAGTAGCATAATCAGATGTGCCAGGTTTTATATCAAATAAACCTTCATGTGCCCAACCAGAAAATGCTGCACCAGAAGGACATACATCGACTTTAAGATTATTTCCCCATACGCCTGGGGTCTTAGCTGCAAAATCACCAACAGCAGTTGGTGGATTATCTTCCCAGTGATCATCATTCTTAATCAATACACCAGCTGAGCCTGATGCGTTGAGTGCTGCTGTTTCGTCAACGGCACGTACTACTTTAAGTGTGCCAGAATATTTTAAAAAGTTTGCGGCTACCCACCAAGACGTAGAATTTAAACTATTAGGTTTTCCGAAATTATCTACCAATTCAGCTTCCGTAGAAACTGTCACGATAACGTCACAGGGGCCTTTATCTGCCACTATAACAATACCGCCAATTGATGTAGATACATTGGGAATTATAGTTGTTAAATCTTTCTCTTGGACTAATACGCCGGGACTAACTTGAAAAGCCATAGTATTCTCCTTTATGTGTTATTTAATCCTATTATATAGTGTTCTCCATCACATTCATGATTTATCATATTTCATCTATATTTATAAAATTGATGAATGAGTTTCGTGTATTATCATTATAAATACGAAAAAGACTTGACAACTCTGTTGCTATTAAATTTGACATGAGTAGTTTTTTTGTAGTATAATGTATTTGTAAGTTAAATAATAGGGACATCATATTAATAATTTATCAAAAATATTTTTAATCTTTTTAGTTTCAACAACACCTCATGCAGATTATAGTAAGTCTGAGATTGAATGTATGGCTATGACCGTATATGGTGAGGCTAGAGGCGAATCTAAAATGGGGAAGGTTATGGTTATGGATGTTATTAATAATCGTAAAATTAGTTCAAAATACCCAAATAATATTTGTGGTGTAATTAAACAACATAAACAATTTTCTTTTTGGAATGGTTCTTATTCTAAAAATTTTGAATCAATTAAGGACTCTATACCTAAAGACGAAAAAACATATAAAAATATTGTAAAGTTAGTTAAATTATATTTAACTGGAGCATGGGGGTTTGGGGAAAGAGGAGTATCCAGAGGATCTATGTGGTATCATGCTGATTATATTAGACCAAAATGGTCTAATAATTTATATCGTGTATACCATATAGGATCTCATATTTTTTATAGAAATAAGAAACGATGACTAGACCTAGAATGTGTACTGTGTACTGCTCAATTGATCAAGAGGGAACGATATATGACATATCTTATGGAAATGAAGAGAAGACCGACTTCCGGTTTAGAAAATATATGTCTAATCTGTCAGCTAATGAAGCAAAGATTCTAGTAGATATAATGAAAAATTACTATAAACTTGATACATCCGAAATAGATGATATCCCAGATAAACTCAAATTCCTGAAGTTTCCACCAAAGACACACAAATCCAGACTAACGTCATCATGGAATAAGGGCATTAAGAAGTCAAACAAGACATACAAAACATCATCTACAAAAGCGAACAATAAGGTTACGTCTAAAAAATCATTGTGGCTATCTAATACATTAGTTAATAAATCATGTGAGTATTGCTTCGAATCTGAGGTTAATTGCCTCCGATACTTACCGGATCATGACAAAATCATTAAACTAAACAAAACTCTATCCTTATCAGAATCAAGAGATTATTTACTAAATATCATTAACCTTCAAAAGGTAGTGTGCCTGAACTGCCAGAGAAAAATAGACATAGGTCTTGAATTAATTTAAAATAGTTCTTGACATAGATATGTTAGTATGGTATAATTACTTATAATTTTAAAATTAAGAGATAATAACTATGAATAAGTTACTAATCATTACATTAGGAATGTCGTTAACCTCTACTGTTCTAGGTGGGACGGAAATCCTGACAGTTCCAGTAGAATTCTCAGTACCCGTGTATTCAACCAGAACAGTATATGATACGCCTATTAGAACGTGTGAAATAAGAAGGGTTAACGTTTCTAAACCTACTGGACTATCTATTACTGGTGCTGTTGTAGGGGCCCTAGCGGGTCATGTCATAACAAGAAAGTTATCTGGTTCTACTGTGAATAGAGTCCTTGGAACCGGAGCTGGAGCAGTAATCGGTTCTGAGATTGAAAAATCATTAAGACAAGGAAATACAGAAGAGATTCAAGATTGTATAGTAGAAAGACCTAGACGCCAAGAATCTTATATATCAGGATATAACGTATCATATACAGTAGAAGGAAGACATAGAACTTCTTTATTTAGTTATGATGCTAAGTATGTTAGGATTAAAAAATCAACTAACTATAGGGTAATAAGATGAATGAAGAACCCAATATTGAAGAAAACAAAATTGAAGAAGATTTTCATAATAAATGGAACGTGGGTGTAGGACATGAAGTTCGTGTAAAATATGATGAGTATCAATTTAAAACATCCGATAAGGGTAGACTCGTTGAAATCATCTCCATTAACCACGCTCGTGTTATATTTGAGCCTGAAAAAAAAGGTGGTATATTCCATATGGATAATCTAAAAGAATGGAAATGTGAATAGAATAAGTAATGTATATTATACATACTTATGGGTAATGGTAAAAGTTAGAAAGTCTCATTTAACAAGATTATAAGAGTAAATGTATGACGGCAAAAATACTTCAATTCAAACGTGATTTAACTACAGATGCGAATGAATATTGTAGAATATTAACAACTTATGGCCCAGAGGCTGCTTCTAGTTGGTCATCTTATTATATTAAAGATCATGAAATTAAAGAATGGAAAAAAGTTTTGTTGAAGGTAATGCCACATTGGGGATTAAAAACTTAACGTTGTTGACATTAGAGTTAAAGTATGAGATAATATATATACAGTCTAATTAAGCTATCATGGAGAATATAAAATAACTTGCCCTAAAATTTAGATTAAATAGGAGATATAATCATATGAAAAAAAGTAGATTGAATGATGTTACACAAGAGGAATGGGATTCGATGTACCAGAACCAACTGGAGTTAGAGATCCAGCCTATTGTTCAGGATAAAGTTTCTCATCATATGTATATACATCATGAACCTGTAAGTGAAAGTTCTATTGATGAAATTCCGAAGAAAACATTACACTAATCATGTAGAGAAATGTTTAATTATAACAAAACTGTTAATATTGTAGTCGCAGGGGCTGCGGGTAGAATAGGATATTCTACAATCTTCCGTTTAGCTGCTGGTGACTTATTTGGAGATGGTGTAACGGTTAATCTACGGTTGCTTGAGGTGTCAGAAGCAATACCTTCACTTATGAATATTGAGTTGCTCTTAGGTGTACAACTAGAGTTAGAGGAGTGTAACTTTAATACTCTAGGAGAGGTGATTATTACCGAAGATCCTGACACTGCGTTTGGTGACGCTGATTATGTGTTTATGATGGGAACAACCCCGCCTAGCGAAGGTATGAATCGTTCAGATTTACTTATCAATAATGCGAAGATATTCGCTGAACATGGGAGATCAATAGGAAATTTCGCACATCCAGACGTTAAAGTATTGGTGGTTGGCCACCAAAGTAATACTAATACTTTAGTAGCTTTACATAATGCCCCAGAACTTAACCATGAAAACTTTAGTGGAATGATGCAACTTGATGTATCACGCGCAAAATCTATTATATCCAATTATTGTGTAGTTCCACACACTTCTATTAATGGTATTGTAATATGGGGAAATCACTCAACCACACTATATCCTGACTTAAATCATGCACAGATTAAGGGGATACCATCATTTAAATATCCAGGCATAACTGATAATTGGTATATCGAAAATTTTATTCCAGAAGTACAGAATAGAGATACCTCAGCCAATGAATTACTTGTTGCTGCTTCAGCTGCCAATGCTGCTATTCAACAAATGAAAATGTGGATTTCTAAAGGAGGCTCCTCCTTATGGGATTCTATAGCTGTCCTCTCATCTGGTCAATATGGTATTGAGTCGGATTTAATATTTTCATTTCCAATCCGACACGCAAAAGGACGATTGTATATAGTCAATGATCTAGATATTGATGAATATTCTATGTCTATGATAAAACTAACTGAAGCAGAGTTAATACAAGAGCGTGATATAGTTAAGAAATTTCTTTTCAGACATCTTTTAGTATAGGTAAATTATATGAAATTATTTTTAAATAAACGTGTTGTTATAACAGGGGGATCTCGCGGTATAGGACTAGAGATTGCAAAAAAACTTGCATCAGAAGGTGCTAAGATAGCTATACTTGCTAGAACTGCTGAAGAAGTACGTCTTGTTCCGGGCACTATATATACTGCTGCTCATGAACTTGAATCTATGGGGGCAGAGATATTGCCCGTGGTTACAGATATACGGAGTGAGAATGCCGTACGATCAGCAGTGAATAAGATCGTAGATGCTTTCGGAGGAATTGATATATTAATTAATAATGCAGGGGTTGTATCACTTATCCCTACATTACCTATTGATATGAAAAGGTTTGATCTGATGCATGATGTTAATGTTAGGGGAACTTTCTTGTTATCCAAGATTTGTGTACCCCATCTAGCTAAGTCTGATAACCCACATATACTTAATATATGTCCTCCGCTTGATATGAAACCTGAATACTTTTGCAAGACTTTGCCGTATTCCTTATCTAAATTTGGTATGTCACAGTGTGTACTTGGTATGTCGGCAGAATTTAAGGGTTTGGGTATTGGGGTTAATGGTCTATGGCCACACGCTCTTGTAGCGACTGCAGCTATATCTAACGTTGTCGGTTCTTCTGTTACACTTAAACATTGTAGGACTCCAAATATCATGGCAGACGCAGCTTCAACAATTCTTTCTAGAGATGGAAGTAAGTTCTCAGGTACATTCTATATAGATGATGTACTTTTAAAAGAAGAGGGTGTTACTAATTTCAAACGTTATAGAGTAGATCCATCAACAGATTTATGGTCTGATTATTTTATTCCAGATTCAACCCCGATAATTGAACCAATGGAGCTGCCAGATTTACCGCAAAATTACGGAAAGGTAGCATTTAAAAACTCTATGTCGTAAAGCAGGAGAAATCTATGGCAGATATATATAATGCATTGGTCGCTTCTTCCACACCTTTTGAGCCATTTAGGATAAAAATGGTTGAACCGATAAAAATGACTACAAGAAGTCAAAGAGAAGTTTATCTTAAGGAAGCAAAGAATAATATTTTCCTAATCAAAGCAGAGAATGTTATTATTGATCTTTTAACTGATTCTGGCACTGGTGCTATGAGTGCTGCCCAATGGGGGGCAATGCTGGAGGGTGATGAATCATATGCTGGTGCTCGATCATTTTATGATTTTGAAAAGACTGTAAAAGAATTAACAGGGTTCAAATATATTTTTCCTACACACCAAGGAAGAGCAGCAGAGAAGATTCTATTTTCTGTAATTGGTGGAGAAGGTAAAATAATTCCTAATAATACCCATTTTGATAC